GTATTAAGTGGTTTAACATTTGGTTTATTAGGTACAAGTGCAGATGAGACCAAGTCTCAGGCAGTGGCAAACGGTCCGCCTATGGAGCCAGAATCAGGAGATGGGGATAGTGATAGTGATAGCGGTGGCGAAACCAATAAAGGACAAGCAATAGCTGCTTCTCACCCAGAAACCGGTGATGGATTCCAACCATTGGATCCTGATGGTAATCCGGTTGTAGACGCACAAGGAAGGCCCGCAATATTTACAAAAGAAAACGCAGAGGCATTTTCTGCAATGATAGCAGACTCCGATGGAGCCGTAAAAGGATCAGATATTGCAAGTAGTCAAAGATCCTTAGAAAAGAATATTGCAGTGGGCGGCGCGGCAAGATCCAAACACATGACCGGGTCTGCAATGGACATACACGGAACATCAAATACATGGATTAGACAAAACGGCAGTGAGTATGGATGGAGAGCAAATGATTACAGCGGCTCTCATGGAGGACACTTTATTGCCGCATCTGGAGGTCCTTTACCATCTGGAGCTGCTTTAGCATCTGCACCTATGATGTCTTCCGGTGGTGGAGGCGGCGGTGGCGGTGGCGGTGGAGGAAGTTTGTCATCGGGTGGTCCGATGGCGTCAATATCTGCTGCTTTATCTTCTGGTAGTTCCTCTTCTGGTTCAAGATCTTCATCACTAGCAGCTGCTAGTAGTTCTCCGTCACCAACAATGGGAAGTATTCAACCTACAATGGTTGCAGAAAGTCCTACAGGCCCAGCAGTAGAAAATATGACACAAATAGCTTCTAACCAAGCTACTGTACCTCCTCCAGCTGTTATTAATAACATAACTAATAATGGCGGCGGAAAAGGTGTTAATAATCTTCCCCCAGCAGGAATTAGTCCTAGAGGGACACGACAAAGTACAATGGAACGTTTCTTAGATAGAAGATTCTACGGCTAAACTGTTAGTAGTATACACGACATTCTTAATTCCAAACGTCGCTAAGGCTCTCTGACAGCCTTTACAAGGCTTGGCTATACCTGGTATAACCTCTTTTCCATTAGCTGTGCGGCGTGCTCTTACAATATACATTGTATGTTTACTTAGATCTTTGAGCTTATTCTTACTCTTAATATAGTTTAAAATACACTCTGTTTCTGCGTGTAAAAAGATAGCGTCGTCATTACTGCTGTATTTAAACTGAAAAGGATGAGACTTTTTCTTATTTGTACCAATAGTTAATATTCGTCCCTTTTTATCAACAATAGCTGCTGCCATACGACTACCGCGTACAGGCTCTACAGTGTTAGCAAGCTCTAGCAGTAACTTTACAATAGTATCCATAATAATTGGTGCCCGTGGCCAGACTCGAACTGGCACGATCAATGATCGAGAGATTTTAAGTCTCTTGTGTCTACCTATTCCACCACACGGGCTTTGAGCAAGGATGATCCTTAAATTGTAGTAAATAGAAATTTTCTGGCGCGCCCGGCAGGACTCGAACCTGCAACCCTCGGCTTAGAAGGCCGATGCTCTATCCAGTTGAGCTACGAGCGCCTTCAGAAAAAAGGGGGAGGGTTACTCCCCCCAAACCTTAGTCGTCGGATGCAAGTTTGGCAAAGTAGGATAGTGTATCCTCTTCGTCGTCACTCTCCACAACAGGTGTTACAGATGCCTTAGGGGCAGTAGTAACAGACTTTAGAAAAGCCTCATCTTCTGCAGCGTCTTTGGCAGATACTGCTTCTGCTGTACCTACATTAGAACTGCTAGCACCAAGTACCATATTGAGCTTAGACTTTAACTCGTCATAAGACTTAAAGTTCTTAGGATCAATTAGTTCTTGTAATGAGTGCTGTTGATTCCAAATAGCCTCAATAGCTTCATCGTTATCAGCAACAGGTGATGGTGCTTCAAACTCTGACTTATCATAGTTACGATAGCCTTCCACTTGACGAATCTTAATCTTAAAGTTTGCACCTTCCCAAAAATCAAATGGGTTGATTGGATTCTCATCTTCAAATGTAGGGTTCATCATATCATTGAGCTTGTCAAAGATCTTTTTACCGTACTTGTAAAGGAAAACTTTTCCTTCATTAGCAGGGTTACCTGGATCACTTACAACCAAGATGTTTGAGAAGTAAGCAAGTCGACGCTTCTGTTTACGAGCAATCTCCTTGTTAGCCTCAACACCACTGTTCCAAAGCTCACTATTGAGTTCGGATACAGGATCACTTTGGTTTAGTGTAGTGAGAGAGTTTTCGATGTACCACTTTCCAGTAGGACCTTGGAATCCGTGATCCCACCTACGCACCCAAGGAAATTCTTCTCCTTTAGTTGGGGGTAAGAAACGAACTACGGCAAAACCATTACCGGCTTTGTCTACTGTGGGTTTCCATTCTCGATCATCGCCCTGCGATTGCTGGACGGGGTTAGAAATCTTCTCAACCTCTTTCATTAGCTTATCAAAGCCGCCGCGAGATTTACGAAGATCAGATAGTGAATTAAACGACATATTTTTTCTCCTTATATAGCGTTGTATTACGTTTTATTACGTTCTTCATAGTAAAGTTGATCTAGTATTTCATCTAGATCGTCATCATGTTCACCACTATGTGATGAATCATAATTATATATGTTATTTATGATTTTGTCAAGCGATTTTTTACTTTTTTTACCAACTTTTTTAATTCTCTTATCGCGATCAAAATTGCGATTAGTTTTGGACATTGCCGTACACCTTCTTCAAAGCGCTCTTGTGCTTGTTAAAAACTTTGTCCTTATCGAATTTAACAAACGGTTTATATTTTTTAATTAATAAACAATAGTCTTGTAACACAAAATCCTCTTTATATCTATCTACAAAAGGTAACAATTTTTCTAAAATTACAACAGTCTCAATCTGTATTTCTTTGGACATTAAAAGTTTAAAAACTAAAGGGTGTCCAGTATCGTATACTGCTGACTCTAATCTACGAATTTCTTGTTGAAGTAGAATAGTGTCTAAATCAGTTTGTAAAGTATACAACAACCTTTGCCGTTTTGTCAACCAGAAATTGTATGTTTCTGTAGCTTCTGTATCAAATATACCGCCCCATTGATTACCGCTTACAAAGTTAGCTACTAGAAAGTCTATGATTTCATTCTTAGTATAGTCTCTAGCTAGTTTACGCATAGCAATAAGATCTTTTCTTTTTAAGAATGTTTCTCGTTTACCTTTTACTGCACCTTTATACTTGGTAATGTCATAATCAGGTGTTGTAAAGTGTAATCGTAAAGAAAGATACAGCCTGTAAACGTCAAAAGGATCCATATTCAATCCAAAGGAAGTTCGTTGCTTTTTTTCTCCTTGAGCATATTTAAATTCAATGCTTCGTTTTTAATTTTCTCTTTCAATGATGTGCTCAATAGTTTATTCACACTCTCAATTTCAATTTCATTTCTTTCACAATAGTCAACTAAAACATCCATGTGACTAAGCTGTGTGCGTAATGCTTGTTTCTCAATATGTTGAGAAAATTCTGATGATGTATTAAATTTTTTTGTAATGAGAAAAATATCTGTTACTTTCTCGTCTTTAACTAACTCCATTATGATTCCTTTTTAGCCAATCGGCAATATACTCATGCACATCAGAAGGACAATTGATATATGGTTTTATGCACTGCGTAACCTGTGCCTCGCCCGGTTTATCAAAAGAGTGAATAATGTCAGTATTAAAATCTTCTGCTATTGACATAATACTCTGTGGTAGTCCTTTTCCTAAATGTACGTCTGAATGTTTTCTTTCATCGATCAATAACTGTAACAAGCCCTGGACAACATCATAAACATGAGTAAAGTCACGTTCTTTTTTTCCAGAACCAAAAACAGTTAAAGGACGACCATTTAAATAATCGGTTTTAAATTTTCTAATTACAGTGCTATATTCTCCATAATTAGCTTCACGTGGTCCGTACACGTTATAGAAGAACAATTTAGTACAAAAGATACCATATTGTTCCTCATACATATTAATCATATCTTCACATGCTTTTTTACTCCATGTATAAGGATTTTTTGATTCCTTGTATTGTGTACTTGAAGATGTAGCAAAGTAAAGTCTACAATTAAAAATTCTCGCCCAATCACAAACTGCCGCAGTTGTAGAAATATTATTAGAAATTGTATCACCAGGATAATCAATTGAACGTCTTACTCTGGGACTGTTTGCTAAATGAAAAATAGCATTTGGCGGCGGTATGTGATGTGTAAAGGGCGAGAATCTAGATACATCTTGAATAAAATACCTAACATTAGGATGCTGTATAACAAAGTCTCCAGCTCTTTTATCATCAATAACTGTAACAAAGAAGCCTTCGAATAACAAACGTTCTACAAGATGCGAGCCTATAAAGCCACATCCTCCAGTAACAATTATGTTAGGAATTGTATTAATCATGTGTCACATTATACACTATACAAAAAGATTTGTCAATAGTTTTTTGTATAAAATTTATGTGCTCCGTGATATGCTACTAACTGCATATTACGGTTCCAATAAGGATTAACATAATTAGCATGATACCATAAAGCTCCATTTGTATTGTCTTGTATTTCACCACTCATTGCGTCGTGAGCAATACTAACGAACTTTCTATAACGATTCCAATCTTTAATAAGATCGGATTTACCATCGCAGTACCAAGAAAATTGACATTGGTTTCGTAAAGGAATAACCTTACCGCGTTCTAAACCCCACTTGCTTAAACGTGCCTGGTAAACAACCTCGCATGGTGTATTAGGATAATTACTAGATTTTGCACGATTTAAGACAACATGAGCTACAGCAATTTGTCCCTCTAGAGGCTCTCCGCTAGCCTCAAAATAAATGTTTTTAGCAATACAAGACACTTGCCTCGGATCTTGTACTTCTTGTATTGCTTCGATATTAGGTGCTGCTTCAATAGTTTTTGCACTAACTGGCTCTTCATCTAGAGCATTGCAACCACCTAGGATTAGTATTCCGCATAACGATAAAAATACATTACGCATATTTTTCTCCTTTAATACAGGGGCCCGTTTGATAACAAGGTGGAACCCATACCCCGTCTAACTTATGCAGCTAGAGAAAATACCTCATCGTTGGCATTTATTTGTTTTGTTGCTTTCACAGTAGCTTCCGCACTGGTCCTCCACTTTCCTACTTATTACCTGTCGAACCTGTTCACCCCCATCAGATATGCACTTACCACAATTTGTTCCAATCAGATGATACTTATCAGTATCGTTTTCTCTTACATTGTTACAAATACACAAATACATATCTGGTGGAGGTGGCGGGAATCGCACCCGCGTCCAAGTAACCTTTCAGTCCGTTTCATCGAACAAGGTATTTATAATAACACCTTTTGTTTAATTTGTCAAGCCTAAATTGCTATTTTTTGGCCTTCGTTGTATTCTTGTAATCTTTGCTGATCCACTAAACTAATAAACTCAGCGCCTGTCATTACTTTTCCGTTTACTGTATAACTATCCCAATGGCCATGATTAGGATACAGTTTGTTCATATAAGAAACACTTCTCCACATCTTTCTCATATTACCATCTTTAATGTTGGTTGGACGTGCATGTAATGTAATATTTTGATCCATATACACAACCTGTCCGTCTTGCCAATCATGTTCGTATATGTATTCGGGTTTATTTATTTGTTCCCAGAGATGCTCTTTAAATTTTAAACTGTCATACTCTGTCATACCCTCGAAGTGAGAAAACAACGAGCCAGGAAAATGAATGCCTTTAACACCGGCTGATGTTTCTTGCTGTAACTTACAAGACATACCGTCTATTGGAACCTGATTGTAACGAACTAATGCTTTTTGTTCGTCAATTAAATCTCCAGTAAAGTTGACTCTATTCCACTTGTAAACACTACGAAGTTCATCTACCATTGTTTTGTCTTCTTGGCTCAGTTTGTCGTAAGCCTCGGCAGTACATAAGAAACAAGTTTGTGAATTTTCTGAATGTTCTACGGATACTAAACCAATTACTCGCGCGCCGTCATCAACAGCAACCTGATCACTATGCCAACCCAACGAGCCGTTAGCAAATAAACCTTTTGGGCGTCCTTTCTTACCTAGCTGATAGGTAACAACATTCATGGTGTCCCGATATTCAGGCTCAATCTCGCTTGAGACGTTGAAGATATCTAGTCGTAAACTGGACCAATGTTTACCCATGTTGCTAAGAGACACTGCTCGATTAACAATAGACTGTGCACCTTCGCCCCAACTATTTTGGATTTCCCAGGTTCTTTTTTGATTTAATTTTTGTTTAACTAGGACGACTGCTTTGTTTGCTACTAGTCTGCCTAAATCCTCGATGTGCTCATCAGAGTAAATGTCAAAGTCGTATGCTTCAGTTGCCCCGTTTAAGGATTTCGTTTTCATATGCGTCCCGTGCTTCAAAAAGTTTTTCTACAAAGTTATCTCTCTTTTGTAAAAACACTATGGGCTCTTCTCCTTCAACTGCCATTAAAATAACAGTTTGAGATACGGGGATGCCAGTAAGTTCCTCAAACATAATTGCGTAAGCACTACACTGTATAAAGTAGTTCTCGCATTGTGAGGGCGTCTTTCTTTTCTTTGATGTTTTAAAATCAATAACAGATAACTTGCCATTATATTCTGCGATACAATCAACTTGTCCTGCAAGTCTTAAATGTTCACTATAGAGCTTTGTCTCCAATGCTCTAATATTATTTATATCGTCTAACAAAGGGCGAAACTTACGAAACATTTCTTTGTCAATATAATTTAGATGAGTATCCTCTGTTAACTTATTGTCAAGAATGTCTTCGCAAAGTTTGTGAATACGAGTACCACGTGTCGTGGCTTGTTTGGAAATTTTATCTGCTTCAGCCTCGCCAATGCGTTTACGCCAGGCTTGTATAAATGGTTTGGATTTGTGAGATAAAATTGTAGTAACAGAAGGCAAATGATCACCGGACGGAGTAACATACCTCCGTCCGTTTTCTGTATTTACTTGTTTGAGTTTAGGTACTTCTACCTGATTATGAATAAACACTATTAAATAAAACTTCCATCTCTTGGGGTGCCTGCCATCACACCTGAACAGTAACCTGGGCCGTACTGTAACCTATGGTTCATGTCATAACCATCTAACAAGTTACCCCTAGCCTTGTTAAGAGCTGGACCTGCCCAACCTTGAGCTAACAGCACATCTCCTTCTTTGAACTTCTCATGGGCCAAGTTAATAAAACCCCAAACAGATCTGGAACCATTTCCGTCTTCTCTGATGATTTTAATAAACTTTCTACCAGCCTTGTAAGTACAATCAAAGCCGTCTAATGTAGGCCAGTCTTCGTTATGTTGTGCTACAATATCCTGACAAAGTTTTTCTACTGCTACTTTAAGTTCTGTTTTCATTTTTTCCTCACTTCTCATTGTTTATGCGTACATTATAGCACCTATTTCAACAAAAGTCAAGCCTTTTTTACTAAAAATAGTGAATTTCTTTTGTAAGAATATCAATAACTTACGTTAAGTGCCATATTCATCCTCATATTTTAGCCTTGCTTCAATGTATTCTTTAACAAGATCAGAACGTACAATATCGTCTGTTGTAAACTCAACAATTTTAAATGATTTCATATTTTCGGCGATAACCATGAATTTTTGTAATCCTGACATATCATGTCTCTTATATAAGTCAGTTTGTCTAAAATCACCGCAAAAAATAACTTTAGTGCTTACACCAATTCGTGTCATTATAGAGTTTAATTCCATATCTGTCATATTCTGACATTCGTCTACAATAACAATAGAATTGTCTAATGTAATACCCCTAACAAAAGACGTACACATAAAGTCCATATATTTTTGTTCAACTAAACGTTGATATGGCTTTTCTTTTCCTGGAAATAGTTCTTGGCACATTGCTTGATAAGGTAACGAATAAATTTCAATTTTATCCTTATCGTCACCTGGCAAGTGTCCAATTTCTCTTGATGGTACTGCTGAACGAACTAAGACCACTTTTCGGTAAGGTGTTCCTTTCATGAGAACTTCCTCTAATGCTCGATACAGCGCAATATATGTTTTACCTGTACCTGCACAACCGTGTAATAAAAATGCTAAGGCATTTGTTGATTTGTATTGAGCAAAAAACTGTCCTTGCATTTCAGTTATTGCATCAATTGTCACCATGTCCTCGATTCTCATTCTGAGAGAATTGCTTGCTCCTGGTGCTGCACCTTGAGTGTGTACTAAGTCTAGTGCTTTACGTTTTGCCATTTTGGTCTTTCTCCGTTTTTTAGATGAGAAAAGGGCAGAGTGCCTATTTGACATTCTGCCCTTTTGTTGGTTTAGAAACTGCTGGATTTTTAGCTGTCAGTGCTAATATTTCCTATTTTCTTTTTTACTTTGTTAACGGTGTCTCGAATCTTAACCGATTTGGCGTCTTTCTTGCCCCATGTTTCTGCAAGCGCACTAGTAGGGTTACTTTGGGCAACCCTGGATAAAACATCTTTAAAGCCAGCTGGTGGTTTAGTTCGATCACCAGTTCCTTTCACTAAACTTGGAGCCCCTGTAATAATTGATTTAACATTAGGGTTTTCTTCCAAGTATTTAACCTTTTCATCCCACGACATAATTTTGTCATGTACTTCTCCGGTTTCGATGTTTTCAAAACTGTATATTGGCATTAATTATCCTACCTTCTCATCATATATTTCTTCAACGTGGTCTATAATATTATTTATGATTCTTTTGCCTTTTAATGATAAGAAATCTGTGTGATACAAAGACATTAGGCATCTTCTTATAAACACAGGATCTAATTTTTTCATGAAATCTCTAGTATACTTAATTTCTCCAAATCCGTACATGTTTAAGGCTAGAAGAGCCATTTCGATTTCTTCTTCAGAATAGAAAGACATCCTGTACCCAAGTACTTTCTTGGGCTTACTTTTCCATCTTTTTAGGTTTATGACGTCTCCCATATCTTTATTTAGTTAAAATTAGTATTTCACTTAGCCGTAAAAACCTTAACACCATAGTGTTTTTCAAAGTCTTTTGCATTCTCTTCGGTGTTAACAATGGGTTGTCCTTTAATATTTAAACTTGTATTAAGTAACATAGGACACCCTGTTTTTTCTTTCCATTTTGTAAGTAAGTTATACAAACCTGGGTGTTGCAATTTTGTTACTGTCTGCACTCTACTGGTTCCGTCTTGGTGTACAATAGCAGGGTATTTTTCAGGCTCTTTTGCTTCCACAATATATTGCATGTAAGGAGAAGTGAAGTGTGGACCAACTTTAAAATGATCTCTAACGTCTTCCTGTCTAATAACAGGAGCAAAAGGACGATATTCCTGCCTGTTTTTAATTGTGTTTACTTTGTCCTTCATCTCTATACCTCTAGGATCAGCGAGAAGAGAACGATTACCTAAAGCACGTGGACCAAATTCAGCGCGGCCATTTGCCACACCACACATACCGGTTTTAATCAATTCTTTAAACACCTTGTCTACAGGATACTCACCTTCAATATTATGCCCCAAGTAAGGTGTTAACCAATTTGCTCTTTCTTTTGTTTGTGCTAAAATAGCACCTAACGAAGAGCCAGCGTCACCGGGGTTAGGCATAATCCAACTACTCTTAAAATAATCTGGAATAATTCTATTTGCCAGACAATTAAGAGCACACCCTCCCATAAAAACTAAATTTTCTTCACCTGTCAGTTCTTTTGCTTTTGTAAGTATTCTTTTTAGATATACTTCATAAACCTTTTGTGTGGCAGCAGCAACATCAAAATAATCTTCCTCAGTAAGTTCTGGCTTCCACCATCTAATACCCCTGTGAAAATTATCGTGTAAAACAGATAGTTCCATAATTTCATCATAAAACCTATCAGGATTGCCGTAAGCAGCCATACCCATTAAAATGTATTCGTCCTCATTTGCTTTTAGGCCAACTCTGTCTGTAAATGCACTGTAAAATAATCCTAATGATTTAGGATACTTCCAGCGATTTAAACATTTTAAGTCTGTATTAGTGCCTTTCCAAATTGAGGTTGTAGTCCACTCTCCAATAGCATCAACAACTAAAACACAAGCGTTTGTAAAATGAGAAGTATAATAACCAGCAGAAGCGTGGCTTGCATGATGATCTCCCCATATAACAGTGTCAAAGATACCATAGCGTTCCATGTATTTCTTAGGTGATAACCAAATGTCTTTTTGGCCAGCATAAAGTTTTCTTGTTGCTTTAACAAGAGGGTTTTCATACCAGTAAATTTTTTCAGGATATCCATATTCCATCGCCTCCCCAATTAAATAGTGATGTAAATCTTTATCGTTTTTCTTTCTGGAAAATCTTTCAGAGTGAGATGCAAAAAGAATATCATTTCCTTTCATCACTGTCAAAGATCCATCATGTGTCCCTGCCGCTACACCCCAAACTATTTTATCACTCATTCCCATTTCCTCCAAAAACTTGTAAACTCAGGGAATGTGTCTAAAAAGTTAGTTCCCCTCCTTTCGTCGTGTTGTTTGAAAAACTTAACAAAGTTCTTTCTTGCAATATCAAGTTTTTCTCTAGGCATATTTCTTTCACGCATCCATTCTAGATTACGTTTAACTTTGGCAATCTCAAAGTCGTAAAAACCTACAAAATCATCTACATTAGAATTGTGTTCCATAAACTCGATTGCTTCTTCTAAGTATTTTTCAAATTCTTCTGGCAAAGTATTAATACACTGCCATTCAGGATTTCTTAAAAGTGGAACATCGAACCAAATACGTTGTCTCGGGTGCACTTCAAAGTCCGGGTGAGTGTTATAAGGATCGTAGATAGGGATCTTTTTAACACCTTGGTTTTGTCTTGAATACTCGTGTCGTAATTCTAAAATATACTCCAAGAATTCCTTAAAACTCGTTAAACTTAAACTGTTAAATGTATTAATAAATGTAATGGTTGTATTACATGTATCCCCTAAAATACGTTCAACATTTGTTTGTAGTGTGTCATAATTTAAACCATTTCTAATATATTCTGCTTGTTTTCCTGCTCCGTCCAAACTTACAAATACTGCAAAGTTTTTCACTGCCATATTTACATACCAGTGATTGCCTGAACCGGGATTAAATCTGTCGCTTTGCCAAATTTGTATTTCCTCTAGTTTTTGAAGTTTTTCAACAAACATGTCCATCAGTTTAGGTTTATCGGGACACATATTGCTTGTAACACTTACTTCTAGCCAAGCGTTTGGATTTTCATAAATGTAATCCAACACCTTGTAAGTATTACTATCCATTAATGGCTCTCCTCCAGTCATACGAAAAACTTCTAGTGTTTTATATAACTCTGGCCACCATTTCCAAAAAGCAGTTACATAAGGATTTTCATCCTGTGCAACTTTAATAGGCATTAAATCAATTTTTTCTAAATGAGCAATGTCATTGTGTTTTGTAGAATGCCCGTCTTGTCCAA